TTATTTAAGAAATGATAATCCATCTTGTGGTAGTTGTATTGGAAGAATATATAAATCATTTCAAAAAATGTGCAAAGGTAGATTTTAAAAAATAATAAAAAAGATGATTAATTTAGAATATAAAGGAGAAACATATGAACTCCCAACAAAGTTTAGTGAAATAACATTAAATAAATATATGAAAATAGTAGCACTTGATGTTAAAGACAAGCCAATAAGTAAGTTGGTTGATATATTAAGTATATTAACAGGGTTGAGTATTGATGAAATTAAAGATATAAGTGTTGATCAGGTTGGCGCTATCACTAATCACTTACAATTTTTATTTAAAAGTGAAACAAAAGTATTAATAGATCAGGTTAAAATTAATGGTAAATGGTATGGCTTCAATAAAAACTTACACAAAATTAAGTTTGGAGAGTATATTGACTTGGAAGAGTTCAGTAAGAAGGAACAGTTGTCGAAAAACTTACATATTTTAATGGCTATGTTATATCGACCATTAAAACAGAGGAAAAAGTCCTCAACTTTACATAATTTCATCAAAAATTATATATATGATAGAGAAAAACTTGTTAAAGAATATGAAATTGAAAAATATGATGAGAATAATATAATGATACGAGCAGACATATTCAAAAAATATATGACGGTTGATGTAATCTTAGGAGCGATGTTTTTTTTTATAATTTTGAAAAGGATATATATAAACAATTTAAAACAATCTTCAACGAAGAAGGAGATGATGAAGGAAGTGATAAAGTATATGAAAGCATCAGGAGTAAATTTCAAGCCGATTGGGGTTGGGTAAACATATTATTTTCATTAAGCGACAACGTAGGAAATGTTGAAGCAATCACAGAACTACCTTTTAAAGAAGTTTTAACATATCTCACATGGAAAAAACAAACAAATAATTTAGATGGCAAATAATATAACATTTAAAATAGACGCAGATGCTGGTAATAGTATTAAAACCTTGGATGTATTAAACAAGGAACTTGAAGATATGAAAGCCGAACTTCGGGGAGTAGCAGTAGGTTCAAAAGAGTTCAAGAAATTATCTTCGGAGATAAAATCAGCAGATAGTCAATTAAAAAACTTAAACAAATCATTTGAAGGATTAGATACAGAAGCACTTACAGGTGAGTTCGGTAAGTTTACTGGTGGTGTAACTGCTGCGTTTACAGGTATAGCAGCGATGAGTGGTGGAGCCAATAAGAGTATGGAAGCAATGATACAGACTGTAGCGAAAGGTATGGCTATTGCTCAAGGATTTAGAGGAGCGGCAGAAGCAGCAACATCAGCAACGAAGGTATGGTCAGTAGTTCAAAAGGTTTTAAATAAGATTATGAACGCAAATCCTATATATTTAATTATAGCAGCAGTTGCTATACTTGCTACAGGACTTGCGTTTTTATATAAAGCGATTAATAGAACTACGGGAGAAATAAATAAATATACAGCAGCAACAGATGGTGCGAAGTTTGCTACACAAGAACTTGCTGACTTACATGATATTAATGTTAAAAGATTAGAAACACAAGCAAATAAGTATAAAATTTTAACTGGTGCTTTACAAGAATATGAGTTAGAAATTATTAACTTAAATGAATTACAAAAAAAGGAGTTAGAAGAACTTGAAAAGAAAAGAAAAGAAAGTTTAGATAATGCTATTGATAATGAATTAAATTGGTTTGATAAATTAAAAGGGTTTGCAAGACAAAAATTGGGCTTACAAGGAGCAACAGATAAACAATTAGAAAAAGGAATGAAAATTTCTAATGAATTAAAAGAACAATTTGATAAGGAAAGTAATAAAATTACAGAGTTTTATACTAAAAAGAAAGCAGCAATTTTAGAAAGACAAAAGAAAAAAGATGCAGCATTAAGTGAAGCAGAAAAAACAAAGAAAGCAGATCAAATAAAAGTAGATGAAGATGCTGCTTTAAAGAAATTACAATTTGAAAATGATGCTGCTTTAAAGAAATTACAATTTGAAAATGATATAGAAGTAAGGAGAAAAGAATTAACCGCTGCTACAGAAGAGGAAATACAATTATTAAAACAAGAAAAATGGGAGACTGAACTAGAATTAATTGAAGAACAATATGGAAAAGAAAGTGAATTATATATTGAGCACCAATTAATGATGGCGGAACAACAAGCAACTTTTGATGAAAAAGAAGCAGAAATAAAAAAGGCTAAAAGAATTAAAGATGAAGAAGATGCTAAAACAGAAGCGGAAAAGGAGAAAAAAAGAAAAGAAGATGAGCTAAAAGCACAAAAGGAAATTGATGATTTATCGGTAGAAAGCAGTGAAAATAAAGTTTTAGCAACAGCAGCAGCATTAGGTCAAACAGCACGATTGTTGGGAGAAAACACAACAGCGTATAAAGTAATGGCTTCTGCGGAAGCGTTGATTAATACTTATTCAACTATATCTGCTATAATAAAAGAGTGGGCTAAAACTGGACCTTGGGGTTCAATTATAGGTGGTGTTATGGCAGCAACCGCAGGTGCTCAAGGTTTAATGACGGTGGCTAAAATTAACCAAGTAACATTTGCCGAAGGTGGTATGATAAATGGACCATCACACTCACAAGGTGGAATAAGTGTAAATGCTCAAGGTGGAGAAAGTATTTTAAATGCGGCAAGTATGGCTCAACCAAGTTTAAGAAATATAGCAAGTGCTGTAAATGTAGCAGGTGGAGGAAAAGATTTTTCAACTGGAGATGGTGCGATAATGCTTTCATCAGGAACTATAGCAGCAATAGTTGGTGGTATAAATAATAAAAAAGTATATGTAGTTGAAACAGATATAACTGAAACACAAAATAAAGTAAATGTTATAGAACAAGAGGCTATTTTATGATAAATTTTAATATAATTATAACACTAAGTAAAATGATGGCGTATATTATTTTAATAATTGGTTCAACATATGCGTTTATTTATAAAGATGCTACGGTTTTAATAGCAACATTTTCAGCAGCAGCAACTATTATAGCGATTAAGACTTATACAAGTAGAAAAAATAATTTAAAAGAATGAAAGAAGTAGAATTAATTATAGGAGATGAAACAATTGATATGATAAGTGCTATGGGATTTGTTGAAATGCCTGCGATAGAAGAACAGATGTTTTATTTTAAAAGTGATAAAAATAAATATGTATTTGGTAAAGTAGATGAAGAACAAGGAATAGTAGTTAGTCCAGCAATTATTCCTGAAAAAAGAATTGTTAGATTTGATCCATTTACAAACGAAGAATATAATGTATTTTTTTCAGCAGAGACGGTTGCTAAATTATCACAAAACTTTTTAAAATCAGGCAACCATATTAACGCAACAGAGCAACATGTAAATCCTATAAGTGGAGTTCATATGATATATAGTTGGATAGTTGAAAACGAACATGACGCACTTATAACTAAATATGGGTTCAAAGATATACCGAAAGGAACTTGGGCTGTAGCATATAAAATCGAAAACGAAGATATAAAGAAAAAAATAAAAGCAGGTGAGATTACTGGACTATCCATCGAAGCCTGGCTTACAGAAAAATTTAGCGCATCAACAATATATAAAGAACGAATAGATGAAATCAAAAAACTATTAAATAGTATTTAATAAAATACTTTTACACTTTTAAAAATCGTTAAAACTGAATTTACTCCAGTAAAACTGGATTTACTCCAGTTTTAACGATTTTTTGTTGATTTTATATATATTAATACGAAAAAAATAATAAAAGCAAATGGACAATAAATATAAAAATGTTTTTAACAAGATTAAAACAATTTTAAATATGGATGTTGATAAGGATGAAACTGTTGAGGTTGAAACCAAGTTAGAGGAAGTAGTTGAAGTTGTTGAAACTGAAGTTAAACTTGCTGAAGCAACATTAGAAGGTGGAGATAAAATCTACTTTGATGGAACCTTAGGAGTTGATACAGCAGTATTCACAGATGAGGCGTTGGAAGTTCCAGTCGCTGATGGTGATTTTATTTTGGAAAACGGTGATACTTTTGTAGTTGAAGGTGGTGTAGTAACCACATTAACACCAGCAGAAGTTGAAGAAGAACCAGAAGAAGAAGCACTTGAAGTAAATGACTTTGAATTGAAATACAACGACCTTTTAGAAGTTGTAACTGGATTAAAGAAACAACTTGAAAAGTTCAACAAACAAGAAAAAGATATGAAGTTGGAAATTGAAAAATTATCAACTGAACCAGAGGTAGAAAGTATATCACAAAAACCTATGGACGTAAGACCTTTGACTGATGTTGAAAAACGATTAGAAACTTTAGAAGCGATTAGAAAACTTCAAGGTTAAAAAAATAAAATGAAAAAAATGAGTAAAAAATATGATTTTGCGTGGAGCCAGTCTTTGACTGATTACACCAACGAAAACACAGGACTTATAGCAACTGCATTATATTCAGCACCAACGATTAACTCAGGTATTGAGATTCTTGTAGGTCAAAAAGGTGATGTAAAGTTAAACACTTTGGATCATAACTTATATTTACAGACTGCTGCTTGCGGATGGACCGTATCAGGTGATACTAAATTAGAACAAGTGGATGTATCAGTATGTAGTGTAGATTATAAAGAAGCATTATGCCCTAAAACAATTGAACCTAAATGGTATGGTCAATTAATGGCTAAGGGTTCAAACCCAGAAACTTTCCCATTCGCTCAATATATAGTTGAGAATAAAATGGGTTTATTGAAAACGGTAGTTGATCAAATGTTTTGGACTGCTGATAGCGCTAATGGAACAGGAAATAATGCACTTTGTGATGGTATAGGTTCAGTCCTATCAGGAGCAACTGGTGATGTTTATGTTGATTTGGCAACAACTGCTTCTTTGAGTGGTTTTACAGCATCTAACATTAATACCGCAGTTCAATTAATGATTGATAGTGTTGATGAAAGAGCATATACAGAAGGTGATTTGACTATGTATATGAGTGTTGCAAACTTTAAATTATATGTTCAGTATTTAATTAGTGCTAATCTTTACAACTACGCACAAAACGTAGCAGGTAAAACACTTGAAGTAACTATTCCAGGTCACGATATTAAAGTGATGGGTGTAGGTGGTTTAAGAGGTACAGCATTCTTCTACTTAACTCCAGCATCGAATATGGTATTTGTAACTGACAGTTTAGCAGATGGTGATTTGGATATGTGGTATTCTAAAGATAATGTTGAAGTTAGATTACTTGGATCATTTAAATTTGGTGTAGGTATTTATTTCAACGAACTTATGGTTCA